ACATTTGTGTTTTGACTGATTCGTCTTTCGTAGTCGTTATCCTCAAAGTAGGCTGGGTGAAGTGCTTCATCAAACAATCCAATTTCTTTTACAACTTTCCATCCAATTGTGAATGCGCACCACTCTGGTGATCCGTTTGATAGCAGTAATTTGTGTGGTTCTGATTGTTCATAAAACATTTTGAGTGAGTCGCCTCCCCATTCAACATCTGAGTTTGTGATCAGCCAAAAGTCTGTCATTGGTGTTGCTTTGATTCCTAGGTTCCATGATGTTGCGACTCCTAGGTTGCTTGGCATTTGGAGATGCCAGATTTTATTTATCCATTGATTCCAGACTGGTAGATAGTTGTATTGCTTTGCTCCGTTGTTTATGATTACTAAATCTTTGATCGGGTAATTTATTGATCTGATCATTCTGTCTAACAAGTCGTGTCTGTTTAGAACTGGCACTATCATCACTGGGATCATCTTTCCTCTTTCCTGGGCTTCATTTCAATTTATAGGCTCTTTCTTAGTTTTCCTATAGGTGGATATTGGTTTTGGGTCCTGGTCGCTAATTTTGCCCTTTCTGGGCTTCTATTGACCTTTCAGGATCTGTTTTAATGTTGGTTTCCAATGGGTTTCGAATACTGTGTCTGCGTCATACTGTTTGGCAAAGTCGATGGCTTGTTGTGATCTGTTTTGCCCTTTGTCATACGCTTTTTCCAGTGACTCAACGATGCTGGGGACGCTAGGCATGTGTTGAAATGATTTTTGCATGGGATCCCAAAATGGTTGTCCCTCCACCAGCCAGCCGTCTCCGACTAGTTCTGTCGATGCTGCAAATTCTGAAACAATTACTCTGGTTCCACATGCTTGTGCTTCAATTGTTGGAATTCCAAATCCCTCTCCCATAGAGACTCCAAGAAAAACATCCATCGCTGTGTAGGTCGCTGCAACTATTTCTTGACTCATTGCGCTTCGGTACAGATAGGGATCTATAAATCTGTATTGATTTTTTTCTAAACCGACTGCGTGGATTAGTTCGATCAGGTTTATTCCTGCTGCTCCAACGGCTTCCGTGTGCAAATAAAGAATTGCGTCTTTGTGTTTCTGCGCAAACATTGAAAATGCTAATAGGTTTTCGCCAAAGGCTTTTCTGTTTGGTACGACTCCTTTGTTGGCTGCGTTCATTCCAACAACAAATCGGTCTTTTTCTATTCCTAAGAATTCTCTGCCTGTGATTTGTTCTTTGTCTGCTGTTGTGATTGTTTCGGTTGGTTTAAATGTTTTTTCAATTGCGTGTGGCACATATAAACTTTGGATGTCTAGTCTTTCTAGCATTTGTTTTCCGTAGTGACTCATCGCTATTGGTGTTACGTTTTCTTTTTTGCACCATTCTCCAACTTCGGGTGGGCATGGTAAGTGATCTACTGGCACCCATGATGCGATGTTAAAGTCGTCCCATTTTTTTCCTCTGTAAACCCAAACGTCAAATAGTGTGATCAAAACATTGGGTGCTTCTGTGTTTCCTTGTATCCAGTCATGTGTGTGTGCTGGAATTATGTCGTTTGAATATGTTTCAAATCCTCTTGGATAAACTGGTATGTTTCCGTATTCGGTTGGGTATGTTGATGATGATCCCTCTAGACCGGAATTTGCTGCGATCGCTATTTAGTAATTTTCTTTTTTAAGTCTCTTGATAACTTGGGCTGTTTGTTGTCCATATCCGGTTGCGCACCAAGGTGCGTTGCTTGTCCAGAGGATTCGTCCAGGACTTGGAATCCCAGTTGTTGGAATGCTATGGCTAGATGGTCTGACATTTCGACTGGCACGTTCTTGATTACGACGCTCGGCACGATTCACCGTTTTTTCCCTTGTTCGCAGGTGTTTGGTTCATCTTAACTGTATCAAAGCAGAAACTCCGACAGCCTGCGCTCTGTCGGAGTTTCTGGTTCATGATCTTTAGGAGTTTGAACTCTTAAAGAATTTGACGTGACTTGTTTGTGGAAGATTTCCATCGACACGGAATGTCGCACGGAAAGTAATTAAATCATTGCTGAAAGCAAAATCGTCAGAACGATCTAATCTAATTCCACCAACTTGTCTAACAATGTAACTTGGCAAGTGACCAAAAATTACAGGTTTGACTGCTGATGCTGCTGTCGCCATCGCTGGGTTTTCGAATATTGGATAACCCAATAGCAAGTCGCGTGCATCTGCTGATAGTGATGGACTGAATAAATATTGTCCATTTCCATCTTTCAGTTTGCGTACGTTTGCTACTGATGTTGCGTTCATCATAAATCCTGCGCCTGGTAGACGACGTCCGGCAGTATCAATTGAATAAACTAAGTCAATTAAATTGTCTGCTGTTGGATTTAGTGATGTTCCTGTTACTGCTGATCCTGCTGCAGTAACGATTCCGTTTGGCTGCACAGTACCGGTTCCGGTTGTCAAGGCTGCGTTTACACGGTAGCCGAGTTCGTTTCCGGTTTGTTCTGCTAGGAATCCAAGAATATCAACGCCTGCGTCCTCAACCATTTCGCGTGAGATTTGGGTGATGAATGAATATTTGTATGCACCCAAAGTTACGAATGAATTGAATGTTGGATCGCTTTCTGCAATTGCTGATCCTTCTGGAGAAATTGCAGCAGTTGAATAACTTGCTTGTGATGGAATTTGTAAGTTCTCTCCACCAGCAGTTGTCAAAATTGTTGATGTTTCTAGTGGTCCACCAACGTATCTTGCAAGTGTAAGAATTCTGTCGTAAAAAGATGTTGGGACAGGTGCGCCTGTTGATCCTTTTGTTACATCTCTTTTTTCGAATTCGTATGAGCGAACTTCTCCACGAGCCATTGAGCGAATGACATCTGCGTCATCTTTGCTTCCTGATTGTGGTGCTACTGCAACTTCAACGTTTGCCATTGCTGCTGCTGCTGCTGCTGCTCTTTGTTCGTCCTTTGAGATTGTTTCGATAACGCGTGCGCGTTCGTCTAATTCATTGGAGATTTTTGAGTATGTTTCGTTTTCCTCAGCAGTTAAATCACGCTTTTCGGCTGCTGCTCTGTCAAGAATTTCTTTTGCAGAGTGCCATGCTTTTTGGCGTGCTTCGTGTTGATGTTTGATGTATTCAGACATCGTTTTCCTTTTTTTTGGTAGGGTTTATTGCTTGGTAATTTTCATGCATGAGGCTCACTCAAATGCATTTGTGATCGGTTCGGTGGCTCACACTCAGAATCGATACTTAATTATTACATATTTGTTATCTTGTTTCTTTCACTTCTGTTATACGAGTTTCCTGGACTGGATTAAATTTTTTGGTTTCTGTTGGGATATTCGTTTTGCAAATTTCATCTGCGAACGCATCAGCGAGTTCTGCGATGATTCCTGATTCTGGGTTGCCTGCAACTTTTAGTATTGCTGCTTTGACTTCGTCTCTGTTCATTTTTATATTGCCTTAATTAGAAGATCTAATTGTTTTCGTTTGATCTCTAGTAATTCATCTGTGTTTGGTGTGTTTTCTTTTAGTTTTTCAACTGCTTCGTTGATGATTCCTGCGTGATCTGTTTGCAGGGTTTCTCCTGCTTCGAGTCTTGTTAGTGCATCAGCAAGTTTGTCTGGATCGATTCCTGTTCTTGTTGCGAGTGCATCGATTGCTCTGACTGTGGCTGTGGTTGCTTCGTATGCTGGGAAGCCTGTAACGATTGAAACTTCGTGCAATCTAATTTGGTGAAGTTCGCGTTTCATTCCGTCATCGGACCATTTGTCTCCTCTTGCTGGAACGCTGAATCCAAATGACATTGAGTTTACGTCTCCTCTTTGCATGAGGATTGATAAATCGCGTCCGTCTGTTGTTGGTGGAAGTTGTGCTTCTGCTAGTAATCCTTTTGAGTCCTCTGACAGTTTGAGTGTTCCTGATCTTGTTGAGGCTAGAACACGATCCATGTTGTGGTTGACAAATAATTTTATTTGGTTTCTTGATTTCAGGCTTCGCTTGAATGCGCCTGGCATGATGTATTCGGTGAATGGTAATGGTTCGCTTGGTGAATTGAAAACGGCTGCGTATCCTGTGAACGTCATTTTGTCAGGATCTATTTCGCTGGCTCTGATCTCAAATGTTACGTCGTTTGTTCTGCGTTCAACTGTTGATGGCATTTTGTTTTCCTTTTCTTTCTTTAATTGTACGCTGACTGAGGACCATCTTGCTTGTTCCTCCTCTTGTCGTATTCTTTCCACGACTCCTTGTGCATATTCCATTGCTCTTTGTGCTGCTCGTTTGCTTGGTCCTGATCCCCATAACAAATGTGCCACGAGTCCTGGTCCTGGGTATTGAGAATCGCTTGGGTCATTATTTTTTGGTGCGTCTAGATCTGGCATGTGTCTTGCGATCCAAGCGGCAATCCTGATCCATTTGTCCTCTGAGACTTGACCATCTGCCATGAGTCTTGCTTCGCGCTTTGTTTTGTCTGTTAGACCGTCTCCACCGAATCCGTCTTGTAGATATTGAAGTCCTCGTCTTGCTGCTGCTCGCATGTATGCTGGGGGTTCAAGATTTACTTGTCGTTTTTCTTTTGTTCTCAAATCGTTTATCTTTGTCAGTGTTGAAAATTTGTGAGCAACTTTTCTATCTGTTGCTTCATATCCCTCATCTGTTTCTCTGAAAAGTATTATTAGTGCTGCTGGATCGTCCTCTGTTCCTGTGATTGTAAAATCTGAATCTGGAACATTGATTTCGCCATCTCTTTCAATTCTTTCTATTTGTCCTCTGGCTCGGCCTCCAGGATTATTCCAAGAAACAAAGTCACCAATTTCTAAATCGTTTGGTCCTGCTCTGTATTGATCATCGTCATCTGATTCCTCGTCTGGTTGCCAGGCGTTGCAATAGTATGCTCCGTTGACGTAGTCATCCCACTTTTCGCACCAGGCTCTTAGTTCGCCATTTGGATAT